CGTATGGATCCCGCATATTGCCTCCTTCGAATGCAGAAATGCAGTTGGACAGATAAATTAATCAGGCTTTTTGTTTTCGGTCAATGCGCCGGACACTCGGATGGCAATAAAAATTGCCAAGGGAACGAGTGCAATGACGGCGCCGAACGATAGCATGATGCCAGAGAGGGCCAGCACCAAGACGGTGACGCTGATGGTCCCAAGGTACGTCATAATGAAGGCCCCAAGACGTAAAGCGGCGTATTTCATCCAAGACGGAGACGGAATTACTCGGTCGATGAAGTCAATTGCTTGGAAGATTTTCCGCGCTGCTTTTTGTAAAGGCGCCATATTAGATATTCCTTATAGATGGGTGGGATTATATACAGCCGGACAAGGCCGTAAGTGATGTAGGCGAGGCAGATTGGCACGATTACGAGTGCGACGAGTGCCCATGCGGCCATGATTTCCTCCATTGCATGAAGTCACGCACCGGATTGGTGAACTTCGATGGTTGATCTTCGACCCACCCCCGGAAGGTAAGTCGTTCGGATCCAATCATTCGCTTTGCGAAGTACAGGAAGGCCGAAACGATGCAGCCAGCGGTCACGGCAACCATCATACCAGAAAAAGTGCCGAAAAACATAATGCCAATGACAACGGTGACGAACATATCGATCCACTTGTCAAATGCGAGGATCCTTCGCAGCTTGCCGAACTTGAGGATCAAGAACAGCATGGCAGCGGCGGCGATTGTGCCGGCGAGAATGATTTCCATTAGTGTCTCCTAAGCCAAGAAATGATGAACATTGCTATTACAGGCGCGAAAACGAGGATGAAAATAAGCTCAACCATGTGCGATTTGCTCCAATTTGCGGATCTGCGTGTCATAGAACGCAATTTCCAAGAGTTGATCTTCGAGCGCCAGGTCGTGCGCTTCTTCTTCGAGTGCAAGGCGCTCTTGTTGCAAGCGGGTGAGACGTGTCTGGGCTTGGTGGATAGTCATATCAAATCTCCCGCATGATGCTGATGTTGCGATACTTGAACATTTTAATGGTGTCAGCGACGGCGTTGCCGAAAAGGACGCTGGTGTGCGCCATCACAATACCGAGGCCGAGTGCAGCGAGTGCACCGAGGACGGTTGTGCCTTGGATCAAGGCGGGGATTAGGAAAACGACGATTCCAAGCAGGACGATGAATTGAGCTTCGGTCATTGGGGTTACTCCGAAAAAGACGCCACCCCCGAAGGCGAACCAACGGGGGCGGCTAGTTGGGGAGAAAAAGTTACTCGGCGACTTTGCGAGCGTACTCAGCGCAACGCTTAATCGCTTCGGCGTGAGGGACGGTGTGGGTGACGATGCGCTTGTAAGCGATTTTCGCCAGCGCGTTACGCACTTCTTCGTCCTCGTCGATGCTGTGAATTAACGCTTCTTCGTAGTCGGCTGGCTCCATGTTGCCCGGATTCAGCCAGTGGTCGTAGCCAATGTAGGCGAACTGCAACTGGCGCTTGCGGAACATCGTCATGGACGAGGTGGTTTCTTTGTACGTGTTCCAATCGAACGCCGTGGGAAGCAAGGTCTTGTCTGTGCGGTACTCAGCTGGATTGGCTGAGGTTTGTGCGAGTTTCAAGCTGGTTAATGTGGTCATTTTGGTATCTCCTAGGTTGAGGTTATTTAGGCGAAAACTTCGATTTTTTCGAAACGAGGAAAACTTCAACGTCGTCGGTTTTTACATTGAAGACGTAGTGGCGAACTTTGCTGGCTCGTGCGCGCCGCTTCTTGTTCGGACGCGGTAGGCGAAACTTGCCAACGGATTCAAAATTGACTTGCATGGTGAACTCCTTCGGTTGCGGAAAGCTCGGAAAGGACACACAAGCGAGGTATGTCTTTTCTAAGCTCGGGGGAGGCGCGGACGCCACCTTCCCCCAAACTCCACACAGAGTTCTTGGAACACCGCCCTGTGAGGCGGTTGCCGTGCTGGCTCCACAAATCTGCTACGCTTACGGGCCCCGTGGTATTACCTGCCCCCGATGACACATCGTAAGGGTGGCCGCCCTGCGCTTGCGATTGCTTCATCACCAGCCCCTCTAGCATATGGCGCTAGAAGTGTTCCGAAGAACAATTTCCCGCAGACCCACTAAATGCAGAAACGCCAGCAATAAATTGGGGGGACCGTTCATTTGCGCTCTGCGAGGAACGAGCAGAAAGCGCAGATAGAATGGGGGAACCGATTTAATGCTTGCGTTCCGGAGGCGCGACGAAGGAGCGTCTGCATTTCGTGGGTCAAGGATTAGAAATTGTGATCGGAACACTTTTAGTGACAGAGGCTTCTTAGAGGGGCGATGATAGTTATCGCCAGCAGGGCGGCCACACTGAAGATGTGTCTGAGGGGGGAGGTGCGGGGATTGTAAGCGTTGTTGTGGAGACGGCGCGGCAATCGCCTCACAGGGCTGATCCACACTCCACTCTCTCCGATTAGCCGCCATAAGATGATTGCACACGCCAAGGGTTCAGCACCCCGGATCGTTACCCGAATGGGACAAGACACGCTTGCGTGGCTTGGTGAAGGTTGGCGACGAAGGAGCCTACCGGAATAGAGCCGGATCAGGTCAAAAGAGGACATTTCACAGTGCGAAACTTTAAACAATTAGGATCTACGGAACAGCTGTGTAATATAACACAATTGCAGAACGCACTTGGTATCAATGGTTTACGAATGTGCATTGAGTGCTTTCTGCCCATCCCTGATAGAGGGGGGGTCAGGGGGGGAGCCTTTGCTTAAGGGAAAAGGAAGACAGTCATGGGTAAGATGATAAAGCCTTTCGAAAAGGCAGCGATTGAGGAGGCAGGGCGGGCACTGACAGCTAAGCAGCGTAGGTTTGTAGACAACCTGTTTAGACCCGGTACAACACAGACAGAAGCGGCTATAGATGCAGGTTTCAAAGAGAACAGCGCACACGTCTCAGCCAGCAGAATCCTTAGACTTCCACACGTGATTGATTATTTGAACGCATGCGTGAAGCACGGCACTGCAATACAGGCTATCAAAGCGCAATCGGTGGTGGCTGATCTAATGGACACTGCTAAGAGTGACTACGTGAAGCTCCAAGCAGCCCAAGACGTGTTAGACAGAGCGGGGCATAAGGCTGTTGAGAAACAAGCACATGCAATAGTTGGTGAACTGAACGTACGCATAGATCTAGGTGATTGATGATCCCCCCCACCGGGGTATGTCTACAGCAAGAGAGAAGACAAAGGGGTTGGGGTTTAAAACTGAGCGGTTCTCAGTAATATAAGGTCCAATACACCCACGATTAGAGTTTTTTAAAGCTCTCCTTCGCATCTGACCGAAACAGTCATAGATGGCTTGTAAGGATATTTGACTCTTGGGGCTAGTAAATGCAGAAAAGTCTCATAATATTTTTTAGGAGGGTGTGAGTGAGCTTTATTGCATCTTTGAGCTATGAGCAGTTGCAGCGTCTCCGGGCTATTGTGAGAAAGGTTCACATGGGTCACATGCCGGATAGACAGGCAACATTAGAGGAGATTGATAAGCTGATCGTCTCAGTAGGCGAAGAAACAGCTAGGAAGATGCTTGAGGCTAGTATTCGTATGAAGGCCGAAGGGCAGGAAGTTACGAGCTTCAATCATGGATAGGGGAAAGAGGAAATTGGATAACATGCGGAACAGACTGAAGAATGCTTTTCAGCAGCATGAATCATTTCATGGGGATGATGAGTGTAGTGTTGTGGTCTTGAGCTACACTCGGGATGGGGCGTGGCATGCGACGGATACGGGGCCGGACACGCACGAAGTGGATACGGTGCAGGTCATTCAATGCCTCAGTGAGTTGATTGCGGAATTGGCGTCGGGCCAGACGGAAACGAGCCATTGAGCAATCAAGAAGATATGTTTTTGGGTTGGTCTCCGGCTATCTGGCAGGTAGCGCGGCAGCTATTCAAAGCAAATGGTGAAAAATTTTCGCCTTTGCATGATTCCATTTCACATGAAGATGACTCTTTTTCAAAAACAATCACTGGCTTGACGGTAAGCCGTGCTCTTTTCATTAAGCGCTGGTGCGAAAATCATAATTATAATTTTTTTGAGGCAGCATTATGAGCGTTCATCAGGAAATGGTCGCCCGCGAAATAAATTTTTTGTCCGCTGAAAACAAGCGTCTTAGAAAAGCCCTCGAAGAAATCCGCGAAATTGCTCAAGTATCGAAGGGGGCTTCTTTTTGGGAAATGCTGGCCGACAAGGCATTGAAACATGAAGATTGAGCTTGGGCAGCAGTTTACGGTGGTCGATCCAAGCATGGATTGTTCCTCAAATTTTTTTAGAGCCCTCGCAAACAGAGCCTTTGCCCGCGCCGCCCGCCAACACAACGTCATTTTCAGTGATATTGAATACAGCCAAGAAGGCGACAATGCGGTGGCTACTGCGTATGTCGTTGGCACGGATGCCGTCATGGCCGTTCCTGTGGAGGATATAGATGGTCGATCTGACGTATAGGCCGTCTGGCGACATTTCCAGAGAGTTTATGAAGTCGCAGAAGTTTGTGCGCGGCATTCGTGGCCCGGTCGGGTCCGGTAAATCAGTGGCTTGCTGCATTGAAATGTTCCGCCGCGCTTGCCAGCAGGAGAAATCAACGGATGGGGTCAGATATACAAAGTGGGCCGTTATCCGAAACACCAATCCAGAGCTTCGAACAACCACCATCGCCACTTGGCTGCAATGGTTCCCCGAAAATGAGTGGGGAAACTTCCGCTGGTCGCCGCCTTTCACTCACCACATACGAAAAGGTGATGTTGATATGGAGGTTTTATTCCTACCATTGGACACGCCCGAGGACGTAAAGAAGCTCTTATCGCTGGAATTGACCGGCGCATGGATCAACGAGGCCCGAGAAGTCCCAAAAGCCATCATCGATGCCGCGACAAGCCGCGTGGGCCGCTATCCGAGCAAAAAAGACGGCGTAGGTGCGTCGTGGTTTGGCGTAATCATGGATACCAACGCGCCGGACACGGATCATTGGTGGTCGATTATGGCTGGGTCCGCCCCTATCCCCGACCACATGACTGAAGAAGACGCCTTAATGCTTCTCAAGCCCGATAATTGGGAATTTTTTGACCAACCGGGCGGCATGCTTGAGGTTCGCGGCGAAGAAAACGAGCTTTTAGGCTACACAGACAATCCGAAGGCCGAAAATATAGAAAATCTACCCCCCGCCTACTATGACAACATGATTCGAGGCAAAACCCGCTCATGGATTAACGTCTATGTGTTGAATAGGCTTGGCTCGGTCGAGCAAGGCAAGCCCGATTATCAAGGCTTTTCAGAAGCAACCCACGTTGCGAAGGAACCCCTCGAAATCGGCCCCATGCCGGTCTATTGCGGCATCGACTTTGGTTTGACCCCTGCCGCCGCCTTTGGTCAAAAAATGCCGAATGGCCGATGGTTTATCGTTCGAGAGCTTATCTGCGTCGATATGGGCGCGATCCGCTTCGCGGAAGTTCTTAGACGCTTTGTTGCTGAAAATTTTCCAGACAACGAAATGATCTTCTTTGGTGATCCGTCCGGAGACTTCCGCGCCCAAACGGACGAGTCGACCCCATTTGACATTCTCAGAGGCGCTGGCATCACGGCCCGCCCTGCCCCGTCGAATGACCCGGTAATCCGCATTGAAGCCGTCAACGCCCTTCTCAGCCGCATGGTCGACGGCAACAGCGGCTTTCTTATAGACAAAACGCATTGCCAGCAACTCGTCACAGGCTTTCTTGGCGGCTACCACTATCGCCGCATGCAAGTGACCGGCGAGCGGTACGACGAAAAGCCGAACAAGAACAAGTTCAGCCATATTCACGATGCCCTGCAATATGCCGTGATTGGTGCCGGAGAGGGCCGGGGTATTACCCGAGGCTACCAGATTATGAAGCCGACACAGGCCAAAACCGGCTGGTCGCCATTCAAGCGTAAAAAAAGAACTCGGATAGGTGCCTTTTGATCTATCAGGAAGACCTCGGCCTCACCCGATGGTACATCGTGTTTCAGAACGGCGAACACGTCGGGCGGATCTGGAACGTAATGAAGGACGGCTTTCGGCACTGTTGGGCCTTCACATACGACCCGATCACCGATACTTGGCTGCGCGTCGATGCCACCCACCGCAACATCGTCATTCGCCCGGTCGCTAATAAAGACGTGCCGCTCATGCTGGCAGACGTTCGCAAAAAGATTCTGGTGGTTTATGACGCAAAGCCCAAGAAGTTTATGTGGAAATCCCGGCTGTTTGTCGATTGCGCCAGCGTCATAGGCTATCTGGTCGGCGTGGACGTGTTTTTTCATACGCCGTGGCGCCTGTTTTGTGCATTGAGAAAAAACGGTGGTCAGGTGAACTTGCCCAAAGGCATGTCGTTAAAGGATTTGTAACATGGGTAGCAGCGCGCCAGCACCTCAAGGGCCATCAGCAGCGGAAATTGCTGCCGAAAAACGCGCCCAAGAGCAAATTGCAAAAGAAGAAAAGCGGAAGCAAGAGGAAGAAGAACAGAAGAAGCGCAATTTGCGCGGTCGCCGTTCCCTTCTTGCAGCAGATAACAGCGGCGAAGGCTTTGGCCAAGACGCACTCGGATAATTTATGGATCAAAAGCTCAAAAAGATCATCACGGCATTTAACAAGGCCAATACAGAGCGCGATAATTGGATTCCGCTTTGGCAGGATTGTTACGACTATTGCTTTCCGCAGCGACTTGGCTTCTATGACAAAGCGCCCGGACAATCCGAAACTGATGATATTTTTGATTCCTCCCCGGTTACGTCGGTTGATGAATTTGCCAGCCGCATGCAAGCCGGCCTCACGCCGCCGTTTGCCAAGTGGTTCGAGTTCCAAGCCGGATCCGAGGTTACGCCGCAGCAGCGCGAAGACGTAAACCGCCAACTGGACGAGGTTGGCAATTACGTTTGGGAGATCCTGCAAAACTCAAACTTGGATCAGGAGCTTCACGAAGCCTATTACGACCTGGCCGTGGGTTCTGCGACGATCTTGGTTGAGGAAGGTGACGCCGACCAGCCGATCCGCTTCACTACCCTGCCCCAAACTCAGGTCATTCTCGCTGCCGGTCCGTTTGGCAAGGTCGATACGCAGTATCGCTGCCGGATGATGACACTCGAAGAAATTGAGATTGTATGGCCCAAGGCCAGTCCCTCCGACAAAATGAAGTCGGAAGCGCGGAACAATCCAGAGCATAAATTTAAAATTGTCGAATGCCTCAAGCGCAACTGGCAGAACCGGAACACGGAAGAACACGTGTATTCGATTATCTGCATGGATCCTGAGCATGAGCTATTCGAGGGTTCGTTTAAGGGTGACGGCGCACAGCCGATGATTTCGTTCCGCTGGTCAAAGGCTGCCGGCGAAACTTATGGCCGTGGCCCCCTGCTTTCGACGTTGCCTGATATTCGTGTCTTGAACGAGGTTGTGAAGCTTGGCTTGGAGAATGGCGCCCTTGCCATCACAGGCATGTGGCAAGCCGACGACGACGGCGTAATCAACCCTGACACCATTGAGCTTATTCCGGGCACGATCATCCCTCGCGCCCAGAATAGCCGGGGGCTTGAACCCCTCCAATCCCCCGGCAACTTTGATATGGGTCAGTTCATTTTGAACGATATGCGCCACAATATTCGCAAGGCGCTGTTCAATGAGCAATTGGGTGCACCTGAAGGTACGCCAATGTCGGCGACCGAAGTTCATGAGCGCATGGCTGATCTGGCCCGCACCATCGGATCCGCGTATGGGCGGCTGCATACCGAAATGGTGACGCCGCTGTTACGCCGCGTTGTTTACATTCTAAAGAAGCAGGGCCGGATCAACATTCCCAAGGTTAATGGCCGGGAAGTAAAGATTATCAACGTCTCGCCGCTGGCTCAGGCGCAGCACAACGAGAACGTCGCCCGCGTGGCCCGCTGGCTGCAAATGATGAACAACGGCTTTGGTCCGCAAATGACTAACGTGGTTGCGAAGGCCGAGGAGGCCGCCAAGTACGTCGGCCAGCAAATCGGTGTGCCGGACAAGCTGATTCGTAGCGATGCCGAAATGGCCGAATTGAAACAAGCGATACAAGAGACGCAGCAAGTTCAAGCCAACCGACAGCAAGATCAAGGAATGTAAATATGGCCGAATACAAAAACAAATCAGCAATTGATCGTTTTGATAAAGCCATTGCCGCTTCAAAAAAGAACGGGTCTTACGATAAAGAAATGACCCCTGAGCAAATGAAGCAATCAAAAATTGATCACGAAGCGGCAAGTAAAGCTACCAAGGCATACCTTCGCAAAACCAAAAAGAAAAAATGACCAAATTACCAAAGATCATGGGGCCGGACGGCATTGCCCGAACGCCCGACCAAGACAAAAAGATCAATGAGGCTTTCCAAGAGACGTTCCGGCCAGAGTGCGCCCGAGTCGTCATGGACTATCTGAAAAGCATCACGATCAACCGTATTTCAGGCCCGGAGAGCAGCGCGGAGTATCTGCGGCACTTAGAGGGGCAGCGAAGCATTGTTGCGTTGATTTCAACGCGCATTGAGCAGGGCATAGCCCAAAAAAAGGAGTCGTTAAATGAGCGAAGCGAATGAGGGTGGCGAAGCCACTGAAAACACTGAAAGCACTGAAACCTCCACGGAAAGCGCGGAGCCGGAAAAAAAGACTGTCGCCAAAGACGTTGAAGACAAGCCAGACTATGTAGACGATAAATTCTGGGACGCGGAAAGCAAACAGGTTCGCGTCGAGGATCTGGTCAAGTCGTACAATGAGCTTGGCGGCAAGGTGCGTGAGCGCACCGACAAAATGCGCGAACAGATTATGGCCGAAATTGAGGCGACCGCTTACGAAGGCCGCCCAGAGTCCCCGGACAAGTACGAAACAGTGCTTTCGGACGATTTTAAAGCTGAATTGCCGGAAGGCATGGAATTTGAGTTTAACGAAGACGAGCCGTTGATGCAGTTCTGGCGCAATCAGGCGTTTGAGCAAGGCATGAGCCAAGACGAGTTTCAAGATGGCTTGCAGCTTTATATCGGCGCAAAGCTTGGTGAAATGCCCAACTTTGATGAGG